AGTCGTGTTTAGTTAATACTGTACACGATTCTATGGTGGTTGATGTGCATCCTGATGAGAAAGACCTAGTAATATCACTGGTGTGGACACTTAACCAGGATTTAAATCATATAATAGGAGAAACATATGGACTACACATGAAAGGCTGCGCTTTCGGGCATAAAGATTTAAATGTGCCTATGCTTTTAGAAGCAAAAATAGGAAAAAACTGGCTTGACACAGTTGATATATAGTGTATAACTAAAGCTCTTTAACTCTATGAAAAGGATATAGAATGAGTAATGAACTAGCAATAGCAACAGAGCGTGGTAAATCAATGGCAGAACTAATGGGAGTGTCGTCTGCACCCTCACAGGATCTCATGCCAACGATAGCACGTTTATCACTACAGCAAATGCAACCTATTATGGGTGAAGTAGAACTCAATGGTAAGACGATAAAGACCGAGGTAGTACCTATTGGTTCGTTCAAGCTGGATACTGGAGATAAAACAGTATACAGTGAGACTGCTACGGTACGTGTCTTTGCCCAGCGCAAACAACTACAACGCTGGAATAGTGAGACAGAAGAGATGGAGAAGTCTGTGATGGCTAACGACACCAATGGCGACTTGAAAGATAGCATTGGTGGTTTCAACTTAGGCAGACCAGCAGGTTACATCCAAGACTTTGAGTCTTTACCTGAAGAAACCAAGCAGCTTATACGTTCAGTGAAGCTTGTTAGTGTTATATATGGCACAGTTACAATGAAGAACCCTATAAACAACGAGGGTACAACTGTGGCTGACATAGAAGACGTGCCATTTGTTATGGACATCAAGAACAACGATAGTAAGAAAAGTATTAATGGTGTGATGAATCACCTTAAAAAGAAAAAATTACTACCTATTATGTCCACAATAGAACTTGAAGGTATTACTGGTACGGTAGCCAGTGGTGCTAAGTTTGGTAAGATAAGTGCTAAATTAGGTACGCCTTGTGATATAAGTGGCACAGACAATGACACACTCAAAGACTTTATTGAACTAATTGAGTATAACAATGGCAGGATTCTTGACCTACACCATGAACGTGCTAAAGCTGATACAGATGGTGACACAGAGCTTGTCGAGGCTATTCTCAATAATGACTTTGTTGAGGTTGACGAGTAATGGGTAAAGAGTCTAACCACTGGTATGACAAAACAGGTAAAGCTGCATACACAACTCTGGACTCTAAAGGTAAGGAGCGCAGCACCAATCTAAGGGATGCTAGGAAACATGGATATGTACCGTCTGTTACTACTATTCTTGGTGTTGCGGCCAAGCCCTCACTTGAGAATTGGAAAGTTAACCAAGCCATAAATGCTGCACTTGCATTAGAAAAAAGAAAAGGTGAAACAGATACACAGTTTCTATACAGATGTAAAGAGTACTCAAGAAGTGTGGGTAAAGAAGCAGCAGAAAAGGGTACGATTATCCATGCTATGATAGAGCAAGGCTTTGAGGGTGGAGAAGAAACAAAACCCTATATCAAAATAAAAGAGTACTTGGATAAAAAGTTTCCCAATGAGAAGTGGACTTCAGAGGCTTCGTTCTGTGCTGAAGATGGCTATGGTGGCAAGATAGACTTACATTCTGAGTCGGGTATCTTTGTTGACTTTAAAACAAAAGACAACTTGAGTGGCAAGGAAGGAGCCAGGCTTGTGTTTGATGAGCATGGCATGCAGTTGTCAGCCTATGCCAATGGCTGTGGATTCAATGATCCCGAAAGAGTTTCTATCTTTGTGGACAGAGAAGATCCAGAGTTAATAGTTCCATACAAATGGGACAAAGCAACACACCCTAAACACTTACAGATGTTTAAAAGTTTACTGACATACTGGAAGCTGTTTAAAAACTATGACCCTTCTAAGTGACTACTAGAAGACATAACAAAAAGTTATATCGTAGCGGCCTTGAACAGGAGGCTGCTGCGTTTCTAAAGCTGAGACAAAAGAAGGTAGAGTATGAGAAGATAAAGATAGAGTGGGAAGACTTACGCTATCGCACATACACACCAGACTTTGAATTGGATAACGGAATAATAATAGAAACAAAAGGAATATTTAGTGCAGCCGATAGGCGCAAGCACATAGAGATACAAAGACAGCACCCAAAGTTAGATATTAGATTTGTCTTTAGTAATGCAAAGGCTAGATTATACAAAGGAGCTAAGTCTAGGTACTGTGACTGGTGTGAGCAGAAACAATTTAAGTGGGCGCATCGTGTTATACCTGAAGGGTGGTTGTTAGAGAGAGGCAAGCGGATGAAACATCAGCGTGTCCTAGTTAAAAGGAGATCGTAATGTCTTACGAATTAAAAGATGGTGACGTTGCCATAGTCATAAGCCCTCAGATAAATGAGGATGGTGACTGGGAGGGTATACTCAGAACAGGTATGGTCTTTGGTGAATCTAAAAACCAAACAGCTATGCGTTCTGCAATGGACTATGCTCTTACTATGGCAGCAGCATCAGAAGTATTAGAAGAGTATCCTGAGTTAGTTGAATACTTTGATGATGCAAGACATAAGATACTAAAAGAAATGTTCCCCGATCAGTATGCACAATCAGAGCTTGAACTCAAGAAAGATAGAGAGTATACAACTGAGGGTAACGTAATTAAATTAACTAAATGGACAAAAACACTGGGTGAAGCATGAGCAAAGACTTAGAAGAAGAATTTAGCATAGACGATATGTTGAATGAGTTTGATGATGAAAAGATAGAGGAGGTGGTAAACAGCCCCTATCACTATCGCCAATCAAGTGTCGAGTGTATTGACGCTATACTATCTGCAACGCATGAGATGCGTGAGGGATACCTACAAGGTAACATTATAAAGTATCTATGGAGATATAGATATAAGAATGGTATGGAGGATCTCAAGAAAGCACAATGGTACTTGAACAAACTAATAGAGGTGTACAAAGAGACTCACAAATGATACGCAGATTTAGTGTGACGTATGTTATGGAGGTAGATGAGGACAACAACTTCTTGTCTGCTCACGAAGAAGGACATACAGAGGACGTACATGATTTAGTAAGCAATGTCATGCATGATGTGGATGATGTTAAGATACAAAACTTGATTGTCAAGGAGAGATAATGACAGACATGACAGACATATACATGGCTGCAACTATACTGTTTTGGTTAGTTGTAATGATTGTATATTTAGTGTGGTATAAAAAATGAAAGGTATACTATGGCCTTTTCTTTTTTGTTTCTTTGTTATTTGTATTCTGCCTGTGCTATTAGTAGACAATGCAAAATACTGTAGACAAAGTATTATACCTTGTTATCCGTGGACGGAGCCAGTAGAGTGGAATTAGATGTAAAGAAAGCTGCACTTGAAGAAGCTGAAAAAACATTTGAAGCATTTATACTTTGGTCAAAGAGAGTAACTCTGGTAGCTATATTCTTTTTGTTACTGGTAGTTTTTAAATGTAACAATGGTGTTGAGACTGGTAAGAATGCTACTGGTTCTAAATATAATGGTGAACAATATAACCCAAGCAACATAAAGGTAAAAAAATGAATAATAAAGTAACGCCTATAGGGTGGGGAAGAACTCTGCTAGGCGCAAAAGATGCGTGGAAAAGTATAATGACTATAAAGAACTCTCCACTACGTAACCTACCACCACAGCTAGGACTGATGGTGTTTTCAATATTAGCTATAATGTGGAGTGGTATCTTTGCAGCTATAATAAATAACCCATACGCATTTGGTATATCTGCAGGAGGACATTTAATAGTAATCTTTGGTATCTTTATTACAGCTATAGTGTATGATAGTGCAGAGAAGTATAGTGCGCCACAAAACTACAACTCACGTGGTATGGGAGGTGAACACGAATGAAGTTTTTAAGACAGATGGCCGATGCAGGATTTAGTCATTGGCTAATTAGAATACCTTTGATGGTTGTGTTCTTTCAGCAGGGCATGGATAAGATGCCTGTTACTGTGGAGGGCGCAGAGTCTTGGGATTTACCCTACCTAGTTTGGTGGATCGTAGCCTATGGTGAAGTAGGTGCTGCGCTGGGCATACTAGTTGGTGGTATTTTAAACTTAGATATAATGAAGTCTTGGATGAAGACTCTAGGAGACATGCTAACACGATTCTCTGGTATAACTATCTGTTGTATTATGACTGGTGTCATTTGGATAGGACAACCAGAAAGTGTTTGGGATGTTTTATTGTATGACAACCTTCATGTCATGTTGTATTTTGGAGGACTATTTTTTGCGTTGAGAGGAAACAGAACATGAGCAATTTATTACCAACAGACTATCAATCATTTATACACCAATCACGCTATGCCAAGTACATTGATGGCAAAGGCCGTGAGTCATGGGCTGAGACAGTAGGACGCTACGTTGACAACGTGGTACGTCCGAAGCTAGGCAACGACTCCTGGGTAAATCAGATAGAGCAAGCCATACTTAACTTAGATGTTATGCCAAGCATGAGAGCTATGATGACTAGTGGTGCTGCACTGGATAGAGACAACACAGCAGGGTACAACTGTAGCTACTTGCCAGTGGATGATCCTAAGTCTTTCGATGAAGCTATGTTCATACTACTGTGTGGTACTGGTGTTGGCTTCAGTGTGGAGCGTCAGTTCATTCAGCAGCTACCAGAAGTGCCTGAACTATTTGACAGCGAGACTACTGTGGTTGTAAGGGATAGCAAGGAGGGCTGGGCTAAAGCGTATAGACAGATACTTGCACTACTCTGGGCAGGTGAGATACCCAAGTGGAACGTGTCACGTGTGCGTCCACAAGGAGCTAGGCTCAAGACGTTTGGTGGCAGAGCCAGTGGTCCTGCACCTCTTGTTGAGTTGTTTAACTTTACTGTACAGACATTCAAGAATGCACAAGGACGCAAGCTATCCTCTATGGAGTGCCACGATCTAATGTGTTTCATTGGTCAGATAGTTGTGTCTGGTGGTGTAAGACGTAGTGCTATGATCTCTCTGTCTAACCTTAGTGATGATCGTATGCGTCACGCTAAGTCAGGACAGTGGTGGGAAACTGCTGCACACAGAGCATTGGCTAACAACAGTGTGTCCTACACAGAGAAGCCAGACATCGAAACATTTATGCGTGAGTGGACTGCTTTGATAGAGAGTAAGTCAGGAGAGAGAGGTATATTTAATCGTGAAGCATCTAAGAAACAGGCTGCGAAGTATGGTAGGCGTGATCCTAACCACGAGTTCGGGACTAATCCATGCAGTGAAATCATACTTAGACCCTACCAATTTTGTAATCTTACGGAGGTTGTTGTTCGTGCCACTGATACGATTAAAGACCTGGAGCGTAAAGTCAAACTCGCCACAATACTTGGGACAATCCAAAGCTCGTACACAAAGTTTCCGTACCTGCGAAAAGTGTGGCAACGTAATACGGAAGAAGAGCGTCTGCTTGGTGTGTCTCTGACAGGTATCATGGACAACCAACTAATGACTACAGAAAACCACAAACTTGCAGGAGTACTAGATGGATTACGAAATGTCGCAGTGGATACTAATGCTGAATACGCTGCTCTGCTTGATATACCTGCTTCTGCTGCTATTACCTGCGTCAAACCTTCGGGTACTGTCTCGCAGTTGGTGGACAGTGCCAGTGGTATACATGCTCGTCACTCTCCATATTACATCCGTACTGTACGAGGTGATAATAAAGATCCCCTTACACAGTTTATGATAGACAAGGGAGTGCCTAATGAGCCGTGTGTATTTAAAGCAGACACTACAACTGTGTTTAGCTTTCCAGTACAATCACCTCCGATGGCTATGACACGTGACGACATGACTGCTATTGATCAGCTAGAGACTTGGCTCATGTACCAACGCTATTGGTGTGAGCATAAACCCAGCGTAACAATTTCAGTACGAGATGACGAGTGGCTTGATGTGGGAGCATTCGTTTACAAACACTTTGACGAGATGTCGGGCGTTTCATTTTTACCACACTCAGACCATACTTATCAGCAAGCTCCTTATCAAGATTGCAGCAAGGAAGAGTACGAAGATTTACTCAAGACTATGCCAAAAAAGATTGACTGGAACACGCTTTCAGAGTATGAACAAGAAGACAACACGAAGTCGAGTCAAACATTTGCTTGCTCTGGTGACGTGTGTGAGGTAGTGGATATAACATAGTAAAGGAATAAGATATGACACCTTGGATTTTAATAGCTCTATTTATCTTTGACAATAAGCCAATGGTTATGAGCGATAATATTTTATATCACACAGAAGAGCAGTGTAAAGAAGCAGCACAAGCACGTAGAGACATACTAGAAGCTACAAAACCTAAGTACGATTTTAAAGCAGACTACTGGGTATGGTGCAGTCAGATGCCACAGGAGGTATAATATGGTTAATTGTCGTCATTGTAATGTAGAGTTAGTTGCAGGATTAAATAGTGAAGGTGGTAACTGGAATCCACACTACGCAAGAACACAGCCTAATCTTAATATATGTAAGCCTTGTTTCAATAAAAAATACTTAAGCCCAAGTTCAAACAAAAAAAGCAATCTAAAAACTAATCCTATGAGAATGTACGTGAATGGTAAGTACATACCAACGTCACACCCACTATACAAACCTGGAAACTACAAAACATTTAGTGATGCAGCCTTTAATGGTACGTATAAATTAGACTCTATTAAAGAGGGGTACGTGTATGCCATAACTAATCCTGCTTGGCCTGAGTGGGTTAAGATAGGCATGGCTGTAGATGCTGACGATAGGTGTAATGGTTATCAGACTAGTAGCCCTTTTAGAGACTACAAAGTAGAACACGTAGTTGCGACAAAAAACAGACGTGCTGCTGAAGCAGAGGCACACAAGTTAGCAACTAAAGTAGCAGTAGAAACAAGAGGGGAATGGTTTAGGTTAGATATAGAACAAGCTAAAACTATACTAAACAACATAACCACAGACTTAGAAAAGACAGGCTAATGGATTTGGAACTTGAGGCAAAAGCATTTATGGAATCAAAGCGTAGAGGAAAACTAGTATGCCCTAAATGCGACACCGAAATGATACAAGGTGGGGATCACGATGCAGAGGACGATTTTATAGTTAGCAACTTTAGTTGCAATACTTGTGAGACATTTATATTGATGTATTGGAAATGAAAAGGGCCGCATTTAGCGGCCCCTTCTTTTAGTCTAGGCAGTCACATGTTGGACTGCATTTTTTATTCCACAAGGCACACCATAGCCTTTTTAAAT